AACCCGCAGCATCGGAAGCCGCTGTATCAGCAGGAAATGTTTGATTAAAGGTCATTTGACTTGTACTTGGGTCTGTGTACTTACAGCCCAGAAAAATACCTATAGAGGTCAATGAAGCTGTTCCAGCGTCTTTTTCAATCGTACCTGCTGCAACCAACTTCACAAAATCTCCATAGAATATAGCGGTGTCATACGCCGAGGCAATCTTGATATGAACAACTTTTCCTGAAAAGGATCCGCTGCTCGAACAAGTACCAATCGGCTCTGCACCATTTGGAGTTGCACTTGTAGCCATTCTGTTTTCTCCAGAATTACGTTAAATAAAAAAAGGCTACATCCTAAAAGGACAGTTAGCCTTTACCAAAGGTTGTGCGCGTACTTTTCTCCGGTCTTAATAGTGGCATACGCGGATCATTTTCTCTCAAATAGTTGTTATCGACAGATTCCATCTGTTTTTGTGCCAAATCCTGAAAATGCTTGTTTCTAGCATCCATTTTTTCTTTAGGCGCTTTGCATAGCAATAAACCCCCAATCTCAAGGTTTCCCTTAAACTGAGAGTTAATATCTGACTGAATATGCAGTTCAGGGTGATCTTCTTCCCTTACAGGAACCCAACCATCTCTAAACTTCTGGGACACATTTGTGTTATCTGCTTGTCCCATTGCGCTGGTTCTTACCCAACGAAATATCCAGCCATCCTGTGCATCAGGTGTTGGCAAAATTGAAGACGGAATCCATGAATCATTGTTTTCTCTAACAACTTCTTTGCGAGTGTCATAAGACCTCGGAGTGCGCTCATCTACCATTGGTCATCTCCTTAACGAGTTGGTTGGCATATTGTGCATTGGTTAACCCAAGTCTTTTAGCGAGAGAGACTTGAGAGGACGTTAACTTCATTTTGCGTGGTTTTGCTCCATTATTCCTTGCGGAAGGAGCGACCACGGACGATGGACGAGCAGCCGTCGAAGGCGCGGTTTGTCCACCACCGCTCACATCCTTAGATGTGTTTTCCGACCACTCATATTCACTAAATCTTCCTCTCATACCCCCATCAATATATTCAAAATATTGATCTGAGTTAGGCGAAAGACCATTATCTTTTATGGCTTCTTCATGAAGAGCATAAGCGTAAGCTGTCATGCCCTTATGTTCTTCATCACCAAACCAGGTATTCTTTTCTCCCCACTCTTTTGCCTTTGGTTCAGGCGCTGGAACAGAGTTAACAGATTGCTGCTGTTGCTGTTGATAAGCCTGTTGTTGCTGTTGATAGGCTAATTGTTGTTGAGCCATTTGTTGCTGTTGAGTTGGCTGTTGAGGAAGACTTCTTTCATATCGCTCCGCCTCTTGCATCTGAGACTGAGCCTCAATCATCCTTTCCTGAGAAGATACAATCTCATCAGTATTACCTTCTTCATGAGCCTTTTTATATTCAGCTCTGGCTTTTTCTGATGCCATCTTTGCTTTTTGCTTAATCTGTGAAACCAATGCAGTCTCACCACGATTGATTAAAGATTCATATTCTTTATTTTTTGCGGCAAGAGCCTGGTTTTGTTGATGAAGTTGCTGTGCAGCACTAACTGCCTCATCCGCAAGACGCTCTGCTGCTCTTTTTGTGAAGGTTGCCTTGTCAAGACGCTTCCTAACACTAGCACTATAGCTGTCTAGCTCTGCATCACCCGTTGGCTCATACGCAGCCTTATTGACAGGCGGTTTGTCATCAACAATCTCTAAATCAAAATCATCAGCCTCATTAGGCTCTTGTTTTTCTTTAGAACTTTTAACAATTTGCGTCTTAACACCAAAGAACTTATCTTCGGCTGACGTTATTGAAGCGTTGGATTCTACCGGGTCCATGCTGGTTTCTATTGATTCGCTCATATCTTTACAATCCCCCGTGGATCCTCAACTACAGCTTCTACGCTATCGTCGTTAATCAAGCGGAACTCTTTTCCATGAACCATAAATCGAGTACCAGTATAAGAGCGCATCACAATCCAGTCTCCTTTTTTGCAAAAGGAGCCTGTCGGAAAACGTGCAGAATCTGAGTATACATCTGGCCCCATATCCAAAACAAAGCCAACAATGCTCCCCACCTCTTCGGTGTGGATTGTTTGACTTGCTTTAATAATTCCGCCATCTGTTTTCTCATCAGGTTCTGGTAAGGCAATTAATATCTTATATCCTGTCGGTTTTGGCATTTGTGTTGCTTTGCGAGAATTGGACTCATCAATATTAATTTCTTCAATATTACTGTCCTCCTCGTTTACTATTGCTAATGACTCAGCCATTAGATTTCTCTCCTGCACTGGAAATTAGTGTCCAGAGTCACCTGCGCTATACAATATAGCGTTATGCTTGCTCGACCTTCTTTTTTAGATCAAGTAATTCTCTTTCCGCCATTGCAATTCCTTCTATAACACCGCAACAGCGCGAATATTCTGAAAAGTCCTGACAACTTCCTGTACTGATGTGATCGCTCATATCATTAAGCAACTCTCGATATTTTATCCTTAAAACATCCAGTTCATCCATTAGAGCTTGGACTTCCCATCAGGTCTTTTGCTATATCTTTTCCTAATTTAGCACCTTCAAGTTGTTCTTTACTAGCAATTTTCTTAGATTCAAGCTGATCCCTGCTATTGTCGGCTGCAATTTTAGCCCCTAATTTAGCAGTTTCTATTCTTTCCTGAGTCGCTAATTTCTCTCTATCAAGACCAGATTTGTCTGTAAACCTCTTCAAATCAAGTTGAATCTTAGCCATATCTGCTTGTGATTTAGCCTGCGCTTGTTGTTGCTTGAGCTGCAATTCTTGTTGCTGCATCTGAATAATAGGATCTTCAGACTCCTGCATTTGTTTCTGCATCTGAGCTTCACGCTTATCTTTTCCAGTCAACTGTGCTGCTGCGGGCGCTACAAGCCTAGAAAGCCTAAGTTCAATATCTTCTGGTAATTTTTCATCAGGCCCAGGCAGCGGAACACCAAGTTCTTTCTCAATCTTGGCTCTATAAGCAAAAGCAACATGCTCTGAAATATGTGCAGCCATTGCTGCTTCTGAAGCCTTTGCGGTAGGATTCTGAGACATAATTTCCATAATCTTTGGATCTTCAATTAAAGATACATGAGTTTGAATATGAGCTTCATGGTCTTGGAAGATAAATGCCTTAACTGGCTCACCGTTAATAATATTCATATTTTCGGTTACAGGGTCAGTCACTGGGATTTCATCTTCAAGCGGCACAATCTTATCAGCATCCCTAATGCCTAGAACTTCCAGCATTTGCCTGTGCAAAAGAGGCAAGTCATACATTTGAGGTGCTTGTACTGCAAGTTGTAATGCAGCCTGATACTGCATGATTCGCTGCGCCATTGTTCCCGCATTGGGATCACTGACAGGAATGATGTCTACTTTATCATCAAAGTCTTCAGCTACTAACTCCCCATTTTTAACGTCATAAGGGTACTCAGAGGGGCCAAAATCTCGGACAACTCCAGAAAGAATGCGTAATTCCTTCTTCATCGAAGCATGAAGTCTAGCCTGAACCGCACTCATTACCTTCATGGAGCGTTCCAGAATTGCCAATGTCGTGCCAACAGGCGCTTCAGAGTTCATATCGGCGGCTTTTACATCACCAGCAGAAGCAAAACGCCTACCTTCAGTAACAATATCGCCCAAAAGCTGATACAGCACATTTGATGGTTCTTTATAGGGTAGAAACGTAATGTTGTCCCGTATTGCACCACCTGGGACATCAACATCCCTGAATTCACCTGGCATAATGGGCGTATCATCGCCTTTAATGCGTAATCCACGGGATTTTAAGCCACCAGGCAGATTAGATAGCGTTCCTGCGTCTACCAACTGCCGTAAAATACTGGTTGCAGACTTAGCCAGACCACCAATCATGTGAATTAGACCGAATCCGTAGAATCCAATACCTGGCAAATACTGATAATGGACAAAATGTTCCCGTTTCATCTTCATCGGGTCATCTTCATACCAGTTTCTGCGTATTGAAAGTATCTGACGGGAAGATTTATCAATGCTTACGACATAAGGCAAGGCTATACCCGTAGGCTCACCATATTCAGAATCCTCAAATCCAATCAGATCCATTTCTGCCTGTACTTCCAGAATAGTGTGGCGGTTATCGAACTCATAGTTGGCCGACCCGCCTGTTAGCTGGTTGTATTTTCTTTCTATATCTCCGGTATCAGGACTGGGATCGGGTAAATCAATATCACTGTAGAATCCTGAGACCTGTAATTTACGCACCTCATTACTGGTGCGCTTCATAATATGAGTGGCGCGTTCACAAGTGACCAGATCAGAAGCTCCGTAGCTCACTACAAAATCTTCAGCAGGTACAAACATGGAACAAGGCCGACCCATATTGGGGTCGTAATACACTTTTCTGAAAGCAGAACCAGCCAAAGGCAATGAAAACAGCATTTTTTCTGTTTCCGACCTGTACTCAGTCATCTTTTCAGTAAGCAGATAGTTTAGGTAGTCTCGTACCCTAGCTGCCTGCTGCGATTTCTCATCTGTTATCTGACCGACTACCGATGTTTTAACAGGGCCAGCAGCAGGGAATATTTCCTGAATCGCTTGTGCCTGAAAACGCACAACGGCCTCAGTTAAAACGGGATGAAAAACCCCACAAGCACCATCCCAAGGCTCAGACCTGTCTTCGTTCTTCAGACCAAGAAGGTCTAATCCATTAATGTAGGTATTTTCCCAATCAGAGCGAGAGTCCCTGTCAGCCTCAAAAGCACCTACTAAATCAGAGGCAATTCCTCGTAAATCATTTTCCTCCATTAAATCTGCTAGATTTTCATTGTGGTCGCTACTGCCGCCCATATCACCATTAGGATCGAAATCAATTATGACTCCGCCATCAGGCGTATTAACAGATACAGATTCTGGATTCACAATGTCTACCTCAATAGAATCTTCTTGTTGAGGCGATTGTGAAAAGGGGTCAAGCCCCATAGGGCGCTCTATAGCCATTTATCCGTTTTTACCAAAATATTGAGTTCGGGCTGCACCACTACCACGGGCTATTGTTTTTCCACCCTTAGCAATTTTTTTAACCTTACCGCCTTTCTTGTACTTAACCCTGGCTTTAGATGGTTTCTTTTTAGTGCTGTCATAATAACTTGGCATCATTTCCTCCTAGTAATAAGCTGCTCTTCTTCTAGGCAGTGGCTCATCTTCTTCATCGGAACTAAGCCTTAAAAACCCACCCTGTCTGAACCGTAACAAAGCCTGTGTACTGCTGTCCACCAGATCATCATGCTCGCCTACAGGAAAAGAGGCAAACTCTTCTATTACCATTTCCCCAAATCGGGTTTCTGGACACCAGACAACCCCCGATGCAAACATATCTGCTACTGCATTTACACGCGCGACCTTCTCATTTCCTCTGGACGGTGTGTACTCTGAAACGGGTATTCCCATTGCTCGTAGCTCAAACACCAACGGCGCTCCGGCAGCTTTAGCCTCAATGATGCAAGCATCAGGACTCCAGTTATTGTAAAACTCCATTGCTGTTTTCTTTAGTTCTGGAAACTCCATCCGCTTCTTGTAGGCATCCAGCAGGATAATATTGGCTCTTGTAGTGCCATCTTCATCTGGCTGGTAGAAAACGCCCCAAGTGGTACAGGCAGAGAAATCAGCCCTTCTGGTTTTAAGAAAAGCCGTATCCCAGGACTGAATAATAAACTCACAACTCGGCGGATCATCACGCTCCCAGCGTTTCCACCACTCACGCTTCACCAAAGCACCTCCCTCAGAGGTAGGGTTTTGCTGGTACTGAGCTTCCCACTTAGAAGCAGGCAGTTCATTTTTAAGTGCAAGCAGTTCTTTTTGACTCCAGAACTCAGGCCAAAGCGAGTTACCCGAAGGCATTAAGGCAGGAAACTCAATAACTTCCCAATCATCAACTCCCTCTCTTTGCGAGGATGCTTTAATAATCTTTCCGGTCAAATCCCGTTTGTGCCATCGGGTCATAACGATAATGATCGCACCGCCTGGCTGGAGTCTCTGCCGTGGGCCGGAGGTATACCATTCATAGGTTTTATCAAACACAGCCGCATCAAGACTTTGCCCATCCTGCTCGGAGTGGGGATCGTCAATAATCAGTAAATCAGCACCTTTACCCGTCACCGCACCGCCAACACCAATAGCGAAGTATTCCCCGCCCTGATTGGTACTCCAGCGTCCTGCTGCCTTGGAATCTGCTCTGAGTGCTAAGGCAGGGAAAATTTCCTTAAAATCTTCAGAATCAACCAGATTCCTGACCTTGCGGCCAAAGCCTACAGACAGTTCCGCTGTGTGTGATGTCTGGATAACCTTCTTTTCAGGGTTTTGTCCCAGAAACCAAGCGGGTAACAGGTAAGAGGCAAACTCACTCTTGGTGTGTCTGGGTGGCATATTGATGATAAGACGCTTGAGATCGCCCTTAATGACACGCTCAAAAGCCTCGGCAATTACCTTATGATGCCTGCCTTCAATAAAGATAGGCCAGACATACTTCACGAACCCAAGAAAGCTGTCTCTGGCAATCTCTTTTTTCTTGGCTTCCTCTAAGTCTTCTAATAATTCTAAAACTTCCCTTTGGTCTTCAGCAGGAAGTCTTTTAACGTGGCTTAGAGTTTTTAAGTCAATTCCTTCTAGCATTTATCTGCCTATTCAATTAACTCATTTATTTTTGCTGGGCTTTGTTGCAGGTTGCGGTTCCTTAGTAGACGCAACACGAAACTCTGCCGCTGCCGCTTTAATTCGTTCCCTAAATTTAGTATCAGATTTCCATAATCTGTAATTTAAATAGCTTGAAGTAGAATCTTTTTTCATAAATTCTTTCTAAAACAGCGTTCCCAAAAAACTAATGCATTGAGTCTTTGTACGTTTTAATTGAACTTTCCTCATCCTCAGAATGAGCAGGTTCGATCTCATCTTCCACGATAACCGACAAAGCAGCCAGCTTAGAATTCAATAATCCTTCTATTTCTGAAGAAGATCGTTCTTTGTTCTCGATTGAGATGTCAGTACGGAGCATTCCACTAACACGAGCAAGCAGTTCAGCACTGCGGAGCTGACTGGTACTGGCCTCAATATCACCGTCTATCCACGTTCTTAGCTTATCAAGAACCCGTTGGGTATCGCTTAACGTCAGTATTTCCTGCTTTTTTTGTACTTTCTTTTCAAATTTCCTGATGACAGCCCTTTCTTCCTCAATAAGACCGGAAACCGTATCGTTGGCAATCAGCCTGCAAGCCTC